ATAGTTATGACAGATGATAATGTAAAGAAAATGGTTGATTCTCTTGCAGACGGCGATAATATCGCAGCTCAAGACGCATTTAAAGACGCTTTATCTGATAAGATAGGTGGTGCTTTAGATGGTAAAAGAATGACTGTCGCAAATGATTGGTTAAACGCAGCTCATGAAACAGAGGACTTAGAACAAAATGCTCAGTATATGAAACCTTCTCAAGAAGACTCTACTGAACAAGAACCTGTTGAAATAGACAATGATGAGGAACCAAATGAACAACCTGTCGTTTCAGAAGTTTAAAGTACAATTATCTGAAAGAAGGTATGGTGGCCCCGAAAAGGGTAAGGAGTATAATAGTTTATCTCCTAAAATGAAGGCCGCAATAGATGATGTTTATAGTATGATTGATAAAACCTCTGACCCTCTTATAGGAAAAGTTGAAGGTATTATTAATCAAGTGGCTAAAAAACATGGGATTAAAGTATCAGATATAGAAAGATACATTGATAACGAAACAATTAAGTAAGGAAATAAAAAATGGCAATTGCAACGAGAACACTAAAAGATACATCATTACAAGCTAGCGGCGGTGCTCAAGGCGGTAAGGTTACTATTCTAGTAAACATGAGTGATAACACTACTGCTAACTCAAACATACTTGACGCAAGTGGTTTGGCAGGACACGCTAACGGTGCAAAATTAGATATCACTAGAGTATGGTGGTCTTTAGTACAAGGCACTGCTGATGACAATACAGGTCATGTACAGTTACAATTTGTGGGCGCTTCATCTGATACCATAGCACTTCAACTTGCTGGTACAGGACACTATGATGGTACTGCTGGTAAGATTGAAAACAACGCAACGAATACAACAGCGACTTCAGGAGATTTAGAGTTAACCGCTCTTGGGACTTCTGGTAGTGTTATTATCGAATTAAGAAAAGACGAAGCATTTACTGCATAGTAGATAGGATTTTCTGATGGCGATTACGAATACAGCTATTGTTGATACCACTTTAAAGTACATTGTACAATCAAAGGGTATCAGGGATGAAACAGACCAGATAGTAGCTGACGGTGAAAAATTGGCAAGTGGCACAAACGAATCAAAGTTATGTTTGATTGAGTGTCATTTTCAAATAAAAGGCACAGGTACTTTAAAGTTAAGTACTGAAAGTGAAACAAATGATTTGAGTTTTACTGGAAATGGTAAGTATGGTTTACGACCTGACCAGTTGAAATTTGGGAATGATAAAATAATAAAATTAACAACTGACTCAAATGTCGAGAGTTATTTGTTGATTACAGAGTTTAGGAGAAAATAATATGGCAGATGTGGTTACATCACAAACAATAGCAGACACCGTTGGTGTTAAAACTGTTATGAAGTTTACTAATATAAGTGATGGTTCTGGCGAAACACTTGTAGCTAAAATGGATGCTAGTGCATTAAATTTTATGAGTGAAGACGCAAACAGAATTATCTCAAAGATATATTGGTCAGTAAATACGACTAATGGTAAATCAGGCGTAGAGTTATTATGGGCAGGTAGTGGAACAAGTTCTGCTAATGCAACTATAGGATTTTTCTCTGGTCGTGGTTTTCACGATTACTTTACTGCTGGTAATAGTATTCCTAACAACGCAACATTGACAGCGAATACATCTCCTGCTGGAGACATATTACTTTCGACAAAAGGTTTTGTTGCAGGTGATAATTATACAATAATTTTAGAAGTGAGATAATGGGAAAAAAGAAAAAGGATTATTCGAAAGCAATTTTAGAAAGAATTGTAGGAACAAAATCTAAGACTTATCTTGCAGATGAATTTAAAAAAGCATTTGCAGAAAAGTATGGAATAAAAAAAGAAGAACTGAAAAGAGAAGTTGTAGATAGAATTTACAATAATAAACAAAAGGTGGAGAAATGAAACTAATTACAGAAACTATCGAAGATATCGAAGTATTAACAGAAGCAAATACTTCTGGTGGTAAAAACTACAAAATTCGTGGTGTCTTTATGCAGGCTGATATCAAAAACCGTAATGGTAGACTTTATCCAGTCGACACTTTAGCAAAAGAAGTTGCACGATACACTAGAGAATTTATAAACAAGAAACGTGCTTTCGGTGAACTAGGACATCCTGACGGACCAACAGTTAACCTTGAAAGAGTTTCACACATGATTACTAGTCTTAAACAAGAAGGTAAAAACTTTATTGGAGAAGCAAAAGTAATGGATACCCCTTACGGTAAAATCGTCAAGAATTTAATTGACGAGGGTGCTCAGTTAGGTGTATCTTCAAGAGGTATGGGTTCTATTCAACAATCTCAAGGACGAAATGTTGTTGGAAAAGACTTTTATCTCGCAACCGCAGCTGACATAGTTGCAGACCCATCAGCCCCTGATGCTTTCGTAGAAGGTATTATGGAGAATAAAGAATGGGTGTGGGATAACGGAATACTGAAAAGTATAGAAGTTGAACAATATAAATGGGAAATTGAAAGAACTAAACGTAATAAACTTGCTGAAGTTAAAGCAAACATCTTCAAAGATTTTATATCTAAATTTTAAAACCTACGCAACATATTAAAAAGCGCAAGGTTTGAGATGGTAAGATGTATAAATAATAGCAATAAGAAAAATTAATTAATTTTTAAATATTAAGGAGAGACCGAATGTCTGAAACCGAAGTAAAAAATGAGTTAGACGAAGTAGTGAATGCTGCCAATAAAGACGCAGCTCCTGCTGAACCTACTCATCTTAAAAACGACGGCGAAGATTTGGGCAAGGCAGTGGTTAAACCTACTGACCCTAATGGCCAAACCGCTGTAAAAAAGGTATCTAAAGTATCGGACCAGGTTAATAAGGATGCGAATGACGGCTCATTACCAAATGACCAAAAACCATCTGACATGAAAGAAGAAGAAGTAGAAGTAGATGACGGTGTAAAAACTGTTGCTGAAACAACTGATTCTGATGAAATGGATATTGACCTATCTGATGACGTTAAAGCATTAGTTTCAACAGACGCTGACCTATCCGAGGAATTCAAGGAAAAGGCTGCGACTATTTTTGAAACTGCTGTAAAGACAAGAATACAAGAACAGGTTAAAGTACTAGAGTCTAAGTATGAACAAAAACTTTCAAAAGAGACTGAAACAATAAAAGAAGCGATGACTGAAAAAGTTGACTCGTATCTGAACTATGTTGTTGAAGAATGGATGAAAGAAAATGAATTAGCAGTCGAAAGAGGTATTCGTACCGAGATTGCTGAAGATTTCATTACTGGACTTAAATCTTTATTTAAAGAACATTATATTGATGTTCCTGAAGAAAAGTACAATGTATTAGAAGACTTAACAAATCAATCAAAAGATTTAGAATCTAAACTTAACGAACAGATTGAAAAGAATGTAAATCTGTCAAAAGAAGTTTCTGAGTTTTATAAGACACAAGCTATCGTTGAAGTAACTGCTGATTTAGCAGAAACAGAAAAAGAAAAGTTTATGTCTATGGCTGAGAATGTCGAGTATGATAGTGCTGAGAAATTTAGAGAAAAGTTAGAAACTATCAAAGAGTCTTACTTCCCTAAAACAAAATCAGAAATAACAGAAAGTGATTCTGTTGATTCTGTCGCGGCAAACGAACCAGCTGATTTTAATGCTGGTAAGTCAGATGCTATGGCTGCATATACAGCCGCAATAACAAAGAACCTTAAACAAATCAATCAAAAAGGTGCGTTTTAATGTTCTTATTAAATGTAAACATAACAAGGAGAGATAACAATGTATCTTACTGAAAACTTACAGGAAAAGTGGCAGCCAGTCCTAGAACATCCAGATTTACCAAAAATCGAAGATGCTTATAAAAGAGCTGTAACTACTGTGATTTTAGAAAATCAAGAAAAATCAGTTAGGGAGGACCGAAGCTTTATGACTGAGGCTGCTCCTGTAAACGCAACTGGTGCTTCTGTAGACAACTTTGATCCAGTTTTAATATCGCTAGTCAGACGTGCTATGCCAAATCTTATCGCATACGATATTTGTGGTGTACAACCAATGACTGGTCCAACAGGCTTAATCTTCGCAATGAAGTCAAGATTCGGTACACAAGCAGGTGCAGAAGCACTATTCAATGAAGCAGATTCAGATTTTTCTGCTAGAGATGCTGCTGGAGGTTCAGGTTCCCCTGACGCTCAGGCTGGTACTAACCCTGCAACACTAAACGATTCACCTTCTGCTGGAACTTACACAACTGGTTCTGGTATGAGTACTGCTCAGGCAGAAACTTTAGGTGATGGTACTGATGAGTTCGCTGAAATGGCTTTCTCAATCGACAAAGTAACTGTTACTGCTAAATCTCGTGCTCTAAAAGCAGAGTACACTATGGAACTTGCACAAGACTTAAAAGCAATCCACGGTTTAGACGCTGAAACAGAACTTGCAAACATCCTTTCAAGTGAAATTCTTGCTGAAATCAACAGAGAAGTAGTTAGAACTATTTACGGTCACGCTAAACCAGGCGCTCAAGTAAATGTAACAACTGCTGGTATCTTCGATTTAGATACTGACTCAAACGGTAGATGGTCAGTTGAGAAATTCAAAGGGCTGTTATATCAACTAGAAAGAGATGCTAACGCTATCGGTCAACAAACTCGTAGAGGTAAAGGGAACATTATTATTTGTTCTGCTGATGTTGCTTCTGCATTACAAATGGCTGGTGTTTTAGATTACGCTCCTGCGTTGAACAACAACTTAAATGTTGATGATACAGGTAATACTTTTGCTGGTGTACTTAACGGTAAGTTTAAAGTGTATGTTGACCCATATGCTGCTAACGTATCTGCAAGTCAGTACTATGTAATTGGTTACAAAGGAACTTCACCTTACGATTCTGGTCTGTTCTATTGCCCATATGTTCCATTACAAATGGTTCGTGCAGTTGGTCAAGACAGTTTCCAACCAAAAATTGGATTTAAAACTAGATACGGAATGGTTCAAAATCCTTTCGCAACAACTAACGGTCTTGGTGCTGTAGATAACTCCGGTGGAGTTGCTGCTGGCGACCAAAACATTTACTACAGACGAGTTAAAGTTACAAACATTATGTAATTTCGATTCTTCTCGAAATGTAGTAAAAAAGGGGCTTCGGCCCCTTTTTTTAAGACTTAATTATACCCCCATAAAAAACCTTTATAAATATAAGTATGACAACAACAAATATAATTAATAGAGAACCTTCT